ACCAATATCAGTTCCTCAGATTTATGTCTAGGTTTTGTGATATACTTCACCTATGGGATTTTTCCGCAACTTAATTGGTCTAGAGGATAAATCAACAATTAAGGCGCAACTTGCCCCACCTGTCGTATCAGACCCTTTTAATTTTTACTCACAGTTCACACCGTTCCAATCTGTATCAAGAGAAGAAGCTGTAACTGTTCCCAGCGTTATGCGCTGTCGCAATTTAATCGCTACAACTGTTGGCGTAATGGAATTAAAGACTTATGCAAAAGCAACTAAGGCAGAAATACCAAATTTACCTTGGGTAAACCAATTATCTAAGTCAGCACCTAACTCAGTTATCTTAACTGCAATAGTTGACGCTTTAATTTTTTACGGTACTGCTTATTTAGAGGTTACTGAGGTTTATCAAGATGATAACCGTCCAGCAAGATTTGATTTTGTAAATAACACACGAGTACAAGTACAACTTAATAAGTTAAATACCTTTGTTGATTTCTACACAGTTGACGGGCGTGAGCGTCCAATGTCAGGTGTCGGTTCACTTGTAACTATTCAATCACCTATTGACGGTATCCTTCACGCTGGCGCAAGAATTCTAAGAGCTGCTATTGATCTAGAAAAAGCCTCAGCAACAGCGGCTTCAACACCAGTACCTTCAGGTATCTTAAAAAATAACGGTGCTGATCTACCACCTGCTGAAGTTTCAGGATTATTAGCAGCATGGAAACGATCAAGAGCTGAGCGATCAACTGCATACCTAACTTCAACCTTAGAATATCAGCCAACTTCATTTAGCCCTAAAGACATGATGTACAACGAAGCATTACAGTACATGGCTACCCAAATTGCTCGTTTGTTCAATGTACCTGCTTACTATATTTCAGCAGATCAAAACAACAGCATGACTTATTCAAATGTCCAAGATGAGCGTCGTCAGTTTGTTTCGCTATCGCTACAACCTTACATTTCGGCGGTAGAGAATCGTTTTAGCATGGACGATCTATCACCAATTACACAGTTTGTTGCATTTGATATGGACAGCGGTTTCCTTCGGGCTAATCCAATGGAAAGATTAAATGTAATTGAAAAAATGCTTACCCTAGGTTTAATAAGCGTAGAGGAAGCCCGAGCAATGGAAGAATTGAGTCCTAATGGAAATAATTAACTTTTCAGCTGACCTAGAAGCGTCAGAATCCCGTCGCATTATTGCTGGCAAAATTGTGCCATTTGAAAACGAGATCGGCAACACAAGCGCTGGCAAAGTAATTTTTGAAAAAGGTTCTATTGAAATTGAAGATGTTAAGGCTGTTAAATTGTTATTAGAGCATGACCCTAAACAACCTATTGGGCGCATGAAAAATGTATCTGAGGACGGCTCAGGTATTTATGCAGAGTTCAAAGTCTCCAACACCACACGAGGAACAGACAGTCTAATCGAAGCGTCGGAAAACCTGCGCAGCGGTCTTTCAGTTGGTGTTGAAGTTATTAAAGGTAAAAATGTTAACGGCATATATAGAGTTAGCGCCGCTAAGCTCATGGAAGTCAGCCTTGTACAGGCAGCGGCTTTCCAAAGTGCAAGCGTCGTTTCAGTCGCTGCGTCGGACGCAGAGACAGAAGTTACAACCGAAACCAAAACAGAAAATGAGGAAATTGTGGAAAACACAACACCTGAATCTGTTGCGACTGAGGTAACAGAGACCGTTGCGGTTGAAGCCTCTGCTCGTCCAACAGTAGCAGCACCAATTTATACTAAGCCTCGCTTAGAGTTCACAAAAGAGAAGTTTCTAGAAAACACTCTGCGTGCGCAATACTTAAACGATCACGACGCTCGTCAATACATTGCCGCAGCAGCAGACACAACTGACAACGCAGGTTTAATCCCAACTCGTCAGTTAACTGAAGTTATCAACCCATTGTCAAACGCTGATCGTCCATTTATTGATTCAATTTCATCAGCAGCACTACCTGACGCTGGTATGTCATTTGAAATTCCTAAATTGACACAAACACCTTTAGTAGCAGCAACAGCTGAAGGCGCAGCACCAGCAGAGCGTGACCAAAATGTTGCGTTCATCAGCGTTCCTGTCACTAAGTTCGCTGGACGCCAAGAATTTTCGGTAGAATTATTAGACCGTTCTTCACCAGCGTTCTTCGCAGAGCTAGTTCGTCAAATGGAGTTTGCTTACGCAAGCGCAACTGACGCAGCTGTAGGAACTGCTTTAATTAACGGTGGAACAGACGGCGGTAACCGCACTCTGACAGCTGCTAATATCCAAGACTTTATTTCAGACGCCGCTGTTTCTATCTACAAGGGAACACTTGGCTTTGCTGAGAATATCGTAGTTTCACCTGAGCAATGGGGTGCGTTAATGGGTCTAGTAGACGGTTCAAACAGAGCTGTATTTACTCAGACAATTAACCCACAAAATGCTTCAGGTAACCTAACACCTACAAATATCCGAGGCAACATTGGCGGATTAAACCTTCGTGTATCTCGTGCATTAACTGACGGTTCAGGCGTTGGCGACAACACAATGATCGTTATTAACCCACAGGCTTACACTTGGTACGAGTCAAGCAAGTACCGTCTAGAGACCAATGTAATTGCAACAGGTCAGATTCAAGTTGCTTATTACGGTTACGGTGCAGTAGCAACTAAGGTTGCAGCTGGTTCATATCGCTGGATGGTTGCATAACCTTCCGTTAAAGGAAATAACTGTGTAGGGGCGTTGGAAGCCTTCGCCCCTATACTCTAAGAAAGGACAACATGGCTGCTTCGACACCGACTATTGCGCAACTTCGCAGCGCATTGGGTATTGGCACTCTTTATTCAGATACTGTTGTTGATGAGGTATGTCAAGCTGCTCAGGATATTGTCTTTTCATATTTATGGAAAAATGAAGTAAACAATTACGCTCACAGTAACATTGTTGGAAGCGGAACATTATATTTTAACAATTCAGTACGAGATATTTTTTATGTTGGTCAACTTGTAACAATTACAGGTAATGGCTCAACTTTTAACGGCAATAACAAACTAATTACAAGCATGACTGATTACAGTATTACAATTACTACTACACATACCACGCCTGAGGCTATCCATAGCGTTCAACCTTTTGGCACAGTAGCAGGTACTACATACACAAATTATTCAACCGTAGACGCTGTTAAAAATGCAGCACTTATGGTAGCTATTGATATTTGGCAAGCACGCCAAGCGAGCAATGCAGGTGGCATATCACCTGACTTTCAGCCTTCGCCTTATCGTATGGGCAACACTTTAACTGCAAGGGTAAGAGGTTTATTAGCACCTTATTTAAGTCCTAATAGCTTGGTAGGCTGACATGGCTGTCGCCGTTACGACACTTCGGTCTACCCTTGCGGCTGCGTTAGAGAACGCAGGGGTGTGGCAGGTCTTTTCCTTTCCGCCTGCTACACCCATTGCAAACTCTGTAATCGTCCAGCCTGATGACCCTTACATTGAGCCAAGCAATAATATCTACTCAACAGTAGCCCCTAAAGTAAATTTTAAGATCGTAATGATCGTACCTATGTTTGACAATCAGGGTAACCTCAATGGTATTGAGGATTTAGTAGTTGGCGTGTTTAACAAGTTAGCAGCCAGCACAACCCTTAAAATAAGCGTTGGCACTATCTCAGCACCAAGCGTGTTATCAGGCGTAGCTGGTGAGATGTTAACAAGTGAGATGTCCGTCTCAATCATGACAAGTTGGAGTTAAAAATGACAATAGATATTCCTTCAGAGGATAAGGCTTGGCTTGAAAAAGTCGGGCAAGTAGCACCATCAACCGAAAAGCCAAAAATCGTAAAGAAAGACGAGGAATAACCAATGGCTGTATTTCTAAATAACAAGGTCGGCGTAAAGGTTAACACCGTTGATCTTAGCGACCATGTAACAGCTGTAACTCTAAACCGTTCATTTGATGAACTAGAGGTAACAGCAATGGGTGACACAGGTCACAAGTTCGTAAAGGGCTTAGAGGCGTCATCTGTAACTATTTCTTTCCTAAATGACACAGCTTCAGCTAATGTACTAGCTACATTACAAGCTGCATGGGGTACTTCAGTAACCTGTGTATTGCTTCAAGAAAAAGGCACAGCTGTTGGCGCAACAAACCCACTTTACACTTTTACAGCCCTAGTAAATAACACTACCGACATTAACGGTGCTGTTGGCGATCTAGGTACACAAGATGTAACATGGACTATTAACGGTGCTATCACCGTTGCAACAACAGGTACCTTCTAAGGAGAAAAATGCTAGCGTTAAAAATCACCAAGGCTTCAGGTGAAGAATCTACACACGAGATTTCACCAGCGATTGAGTACGCATTTGAACAACACTTTAAGGCTGGTTTCCACAAACGGTTTAGAGATGAAGAAAAACAGTCTGATGTCTACTGGTTGGCGTGGGAGTGCATACGCCGATCAGGTGACACAGTAAAACCTTTTGGAGAACAGTTTTTAGAGACCTTGAAAAAGGTAGAGATTGTAGACGCTGATACCCCAAATGGGTAACGAGGTATGACCTTACTTATTTAATTGCTTCATTAGCAGTTGAGACAGGCATACCTCACAGCGAGTTTATTAACATGGATAGGTCAATGTTCTTAGCAACCTTGGCTTATATGAAAGACAGAGCGCAGAGGGTGGAAAATGCCAGTAGAGGTAAAAGGTCTCGTTGAGACCCAAAAGGCATTGAGGAAACTTGCGCCTGACCTCTATCTTGAAATGCGTAAAGAGATTAGAGTTGCATTAAAAGCGGTATCTGATGACGCTAGGTCTATGGTTCAGCCAGCGGTTTATGGTCTGTATAACTGGCAAGCTACTGGCGCACAAGTAAAGTCTCGTACAGGTCGTGAGCGTGCCTTTCCTAAATATGACTCTAAAGTTATCCGTAAAGGATTGACATACACCCTAGGTAAATCAAGACGCAACAGCGCAGGGTTCGTAGGTTTATACAGTTTGTTAAACAAGTCTGCCGCTGGCGCAATTATTGAAACGGCTGGACGCTTAAACTTTAACGGAGACAGAGACAGTCAAAGCAATAATCCTAACGCTGGTGAGCATTTTAATAGAGCTATACAGGGTGCATACGGTGGATTTGGTAAAAGTGGTAGCAGGCGTGAGGATAGAGGTCGCCTAATACACAAGGCTTACGAAAGAGATCAAGGCAAGGTTACAGACGCAGTATTTAAGGCAATAGC